TTAGCTATTCTGAATTGGGACGATAGTGACTTTACGTAATGACTGATAGGCCTTTCCCTCAAAACATCGCTCCGAGTAGTCGATCTTTTACTCCCGGTGAATATCCTCAGACTGTTTTTGAAGCTCAAAACGGTGCAAAGAGTATTATTCGTTATGGAAATAAACCTGTTAACTCAACGTTGACATTGGGTTTTACTAATGTGTCCGACGGGGATGCTGTACTTATTCTTTCAAACTATAACGATGTAAATAGTGACTGGGATTATGTCACTTTTGATAGTTCAAACGGATTGCAAGGTGTTGATAATGTATTTTTAAAGATTCACATGAGAACAGGTTCGGGTAATGGTCTAAAATGGAGATATTCTGCACCTCCTAGCGTAACAAGTGTCCAACCTGGTATAAATAATGTCACTTGTTCTTTTGTTGCTTGTCTCGATGGGGACTAGAATAAAGCAAAGGTTTTTTAATTAAGGCAGATGGCTGGTTTTTACTCAGGTCAAGATGGGCGTTTAATCGTAAACGATAGTACCGTTGCAAAAGTACGTTCTTGGTCTTTTACTGCCAATCAAGCTGTTCTTGAAACCAGTTCTTTAGAAGATACTGATCGGACATTAATCCCTGGAATCAGGAGCGTTACAGGTAGTTGCAGTCTTTACTACTATCAAGAAAATGCTGGAGGAACAACAGATACAGGCACATTGCTATCTAATTTAATTACTGCTAACAGTGGAAGTGGAGGAGAGCAAGGTGGTGGAACAAAAAGTACAGTCAAGTTTGAACTAAAAGTATTAGACGGAAATAATAATCGTTCAATTACTTTCTACGCCTATATCACAAGTCTTTCAATGACTAATTCTGTAGGAGAAGTTTTATCTGCTGATGTTAGTTTTGAAGTTAATGGAGCTGTTACTGGACTTGACTTCTAAATGGCTATTTATTTTGGCTCGACAGGTTTTGTTGAAATAAAAAGAGGTAATAGCCGTGCTTTTACTTCTTCCTTAGATCCTGCTGATGTTAATACAACAAAGAAAAGATTTAGTGTTGATTTTTCGAGTGGATCAATACTGACAGGAGATCAATTAAAGATTGCAACAAAAGATGGTTCAAATTTAGAGTTAGTTTCTGGTCATAATCATCCAGATGGTCGTTGGTACGTTCACATTGATGATGCTGGTGGATTGAAGTTATATAACAGCTTTGCTCCTGCTTTAGCTGGTGATGCGTCTACTGCGTTAGCTCTTGTTACTCCTTCTTCCACGAAAGATATAACCGTTCAAAGTCAAGGGACAAGATATAGAACTCTTGGTAAAGTTCGAGAATTTGAAATTACAACGACAAGAGATACCGTTGATATTAATAGTTTAGGTGAGGATTTTAGGCAGAGATATGAACGAGGAATGATTTCTGGTCAAGGGAGTATGCAATGTATTTGGCAACATCGTGTTTTCCAAGGAGATACAATTGCTATTCTTGAACCTGAATTTCCCATCTATTTAGCGCAGTTAGCAGTTCGTCTTGAACAAGGAGCAGATTTCTTAGGTAGATTTTTTATTTATCACGATCCAGCACAAACAAAAACAAGTGTTTGGTATGAAGCTGAATGTTTTGTTACTAATGTTGCTATTAGTGTTCCTGCTGCTGGAGTTGTAGAAGCATCAATTGATTTTGTGACGACAGGTAATATTGCATTACATACTGGACAACCACCAGCGTATCTACTTCAGGAAAATACAGATAAGATATTGCAAGAGGATGGACAAGGTATTTTACTTGAAGACCCAACCTCTTAGAATGTCTTTAAAGGTTTTAATCATGCGAGGTAGCTGTGGCTGATCTACAAATTACGCAATTACCAAGTATTGCGTCAGGAAGTGTTGCAGCAACCGATCCATTAGCGTTAGCAGATGTCAGCGCAAGTGAAACTAAAAAGGTCACTGTTAAAGATTTAGTTGCAAGAGGAGTTGCTGTTATTGATGCGGCAACGATTCCTGCTACGGCACTGAGTTACCCATTGTCAGTAGGGCAAATTGTTACAGCCACGCTTGCTGATAATGCAGTCACTGCAGCAAAGATTGCAAATACAACAATTACTGCTTCTCAAATAGCAAATGACACAATTACAGCAACACAGATTGCTGCAAATGCTATTGGTTCAAGTGAGTTAGCAGATAGTTCAGTTGATACAGCAGCTATTGTTGATGCAAATGTAACAACAGCAAAGCTTGCTGCTAATGCAGTTACAACAGCGAAAATTACAGACGCTAATGTTACTTATGCGAAGTTAAATTTAAGTGATGGAGATATACCTGGAGCAAAAATTGCAAATGTTGGAATTACAAATCAAAAATTAGCTGACAATGCAGTCGGGTCAAGGGTCTTAGCTGATAATGCCGTTGATACAGCAGCGATTGCTAATAATGCTGTTACTGCTGCAAAGATTGCTTCAGATACAATTACTGCAAGTCAAATAGCAGCAAATGCTATTGGGGTATCAGAATTGGCAGATAATGCTGTTGATTCTGCAGCAATTGCCACGGATGCGGTCACAACAGTCAAAATTACAGATGCAAATATAACAACAGCAAAGGTTGCAAATCTAGCAATCACAGCAGCCAAGATTGCTAACGATACAATTACTGCTACTCAAGTTGCTGCTAATGCAATAGGAGCTAGTGAACTTGCTGATAACTCAGTAGATACAGCAGCCATAGCAACGTCAGCAGTCACAGATGCAAAGGTTGCTACTGGTATTTCAGGCACAAAAATAACTGATGCAACGATTACAGCCGCCAAATTAAATACATCAAATCTTGATCGTTCGTTAAATGTAGCTAGTGGAAATTTAGGAATCAATAACGCTGTTACTGGTGGAGCATCAGCACGAAATGGAATCACATATAACGCTCAAGGTTTAATTACAGGAACGGCTGCTTTAGTTGCAAGTGATTTACCAGAAGCAACAACGGCTGCTGTTGGTGCGGTTTCCGTTCCAAGTGCAGGTGGTTTATCAGTTACAAATTTAGGTGCAATATCAATTAATAATAGTATTACTGCATCAACACGATCAGGAATAAGTTTTAACGCTTTAGGTTTAATTACAGGTACAACTGCACTGGTAGCAACAGATTTACCTGTAGCAACAACAAGTGCTATTGGTGCTATCAGCGTTCCAGCAGGTAGTTCCCCTTTAACTGTTTCTGGTGCTGGTGTTTTATCTATTGCTAATAGCGGTGTTACTAGTGGTACTTACGGAAAAGTTACAGTTTCAAGTCAAGGATTTGTTACTTCAGGAGATAATTTAGCGGCTGGTGATATTCCAGCATTACCTGCTTCAAAAGTTACTAGTGGAACATTTGGAACTTCATTTATTACAGATGATGCAATCACAATGGACAAGATCGGCAGTAATGCCATCTCGTTTATTCAAGAAGCGCAGCCAGCAATTACAAATTTGCCAACTGGTGTTTATTGGTTACAAGAATCAACAGGGCAATTAAGAATCTTTAACGGTAACAGTTGGTTCTCTGTTGGTTTTGGACGATTAGCAGAAGAAAATCTCAGGTTCTCAGGCACCTTTAATGCCAGTAATGGTTTGATTGTTACCCTAACTTCCTTTGGAACGAGCGCAGGATTTAGTGCAGGAAATGCAATTCCAGCAGGTACAGCAGCAACTACTGGCTGTTATTTCGTATGTGTTGTAGCAGGTAATGGAACAGCAGTTGTACCTTCAACTTCCTTTGATGCAGGTGACTGGGCCTTATGTATGGGTCTTAATGACTGGGATCGAGTTGATACTTTGAGTGGTCCTGGTTCTGTTTCTGCTTTAGATGATTTATCTGATGTAACGATTAACTCTCCTACTGCTGGTCAATTCTTTGAATACGCTTCTGATGGTCAGTGGAAGAATGTTTCTGAAATAGCAGGTGGGACGTATTAACGAAAAGTTGGTATCCTAGAAGCACCTATGGATATAGGTGTCCATCGCTTGTATAAGCACTAGAGATTATGGCTATTAAGATCACGCTGAAAAACAGCGTTGTACAGGATTCTGTTCCAACTACTTCTCATTTAGCGGCTGTAGGGGAACTGGCATTAAATGCCAACATTAATAGCCTCGGAATATATATGAGGGCTAGTGATAATTCAATTGTAAAAATGGCTGGTCCTGGATCGGTTACGACTCCAGCAGCTTCAACAACAGCAGCAGGTATTGCAGAACTAGCAACCTCTGGTGAAACTACAACAGGAACAGATACGGCAAGAGTTTGTACTCCTGCTGGTGTTAAGGCTGTTACTGATGCTGAACGAACCACATCAAATAGCACATATTTAGCAAAGGCTGGTGGAACGTTAACAGGAGTTTTACAGGCAACTGCTGGAAGTAATTCGGCTCCTGCTATTCATTTTGGTGATTCAGATTCAGGAATTTATGGCGGCACAAATACAGTTTCTTTAACTGCTGCTGGAACTCAAGGATTAACGCTTAATAGTTCTGGGTATGTCAATGTTCCTACTAGATTAGGTGTAGGAGTCGCAAGTCCAGATGTAAGTTTTGAAGTAAATGGAGGAGCTGATTCTATAGCGAAGATTACAGGTACAACTACAGCAGCAAGATTAGATCTTAAGACCAACTCACATCATAGATTTATACAAGTTTTAGAGTCTGACGGCGGTTTGAGATTTTATGATCAAACCAGTGCGGGAGAAATGCTAAGAATAGATTCATCAGGTCGATTGCTTGTTGGTACGTCTAGTTCAAGAAATACTGGAGGATCAACAGGTTCGATTCAAGTAGAAGGAACTTCTTATAGTACTTCAAGTTTTTCTTTAACTAGAAATTCTAACGATAGTGGTAATGCCTTTTTTGTACTAGGAAAGGCAAGAGGAGCAACTGTAGGTTCTAATACAATTGTTCAAGACGACGATAATTTAGGAGCAGTCAGGTTTGCAGGTTCAGATGGAACAGACTTAAATAGTATTGCGGCTCAAATACAAGCTCAAGTAGACGGCACCCCAGGGGCTGATGATATGCCTGGTCGTTTGGTATTTGGTACGACAGCAGATGGAGCAGCTTCACCTACAACACGACTAACCATTGATAGTGCAGGTAAGGCTACTTTTACTGTTGATGCAAGTATAAATTCAGTCAGTATTGGTAAAGGTGCAAACTCTGTTGCAGGTAATACTGTTCTTGGAGAAAACGCTTTAGATGCTGCTGTTACTGGTGGAAGTAACACTGCTATTGGTAAAGATGCTTTAGGAGCAAACACAACAGGTGCCTCTAATGTCGCTGTTGGATATCAAGCAATGGATGCATGTACCACTGGTAGTTCAAATGTTGGTATTGGTAGAAATGCTTTAGGGAGTCTTACAACAGCAAGTAATAATACCGCAGTTGGTCATGACGGTTTACGAGAATTAACAACTGGTTATTGGAATACTGGTGTTGGTTATCAATCAGGTATGAATAATACGACTGCTACTGGTAATACGGCTGTAGGTTTTTATGCTTTAAAGGCTAATGTCACTGGAAATTATAATACTGCTATAGGTAAAGGTACATTAGAAAACAATACAACACAATTAAATACTGCGGTTGGTTATAACTGTTTAAACGCTAACACAACAGGAAATAATTGTGTTGGGATGGGGTATCTAGCTTTAGCTTCAAACACAACAGCATCACAAAATACTGCTATAGGAGTTCAAGCATTAGCTACAAACACGACAGGTAGTTATAACACGGCTACTGGTTATAATTCTTTATCTGAAAATACAACTGGAGCTAAAAATGATGCTTTTGGTTATTACGCTTTATGGTCGAATACCA